CGTGATCAATAACGCTCTGGTCGTATACCGTGCTTGTTGCCGACTTCATTGTTTGAACGCCGAAGTAAGCCTTCTTAGCATCGGTAAGGAATCCATCAGAAGCTGACAGTCTTAGTCTTAAGCTTGGGAAGATAACAGAAGCGGTTAGTTGCACCCCAGGAGATCCAACATAAGCAATGTTGTTATCACCACCGGAGCTTCCATCCATTCCTGGGCGGTTTGATCCCTTGCCGCTATCGCCTTCATATGGCATTGCAATTGCGCCATGACCCTTGACGAAAACGTTGTGGTCCATGGAATTGTCTTGACCACCAGTGAAGTTTGTATTTGTGAACCAAGGTCCAGCACCACCACCGTCAACACACGTAACAGTCGTGTTTCCACTAGACCCACCTGTTGCTTGGGTAATAGTTACCACTGCGCCATCTGCGGTTGCTGAGAAAAGAGTATGATAATTAATAGCTGTTGCAATCAACGTTGCTTGAGCGGACACGCTAGCGCCATTGTGTTGAGCAGACAACGTAGCACCACTAGTTTCAGCAGCTGTGGGAGTGGCGGAATCACTGAATGTTAACGTGACCGTTGTTGCATTGGTGCTTATTAATGTAATTGTATCGCTATCTTCAATAAAGCCCTCGTTCGCAACAGTTATTGTTGCTGTGGCTGCTACTGTGTCGCCCTCGCCTTGATCTGCTTTGTTGTTTGATTCCACAGGAGCGAGACCGGATCGATATACACCACCAAGTAGCGGACGAACCTGACGACCATTACTTTCTGCAGATGCAGAAAGCAGACTGAATCCAGTGTATCTAAGTGGACCTTTGCAACCAAATGGTAGAAGAGTTCTGTCGGCTGAAGCATTATCAATATCCTCATTCATGACAACTCGGATATAGAATGAGTTATTTGGCCAATCGCCATAAGTTCTGTGCCTTCTTTCAGTATCGTCCCACTGGACATATTGAGTACCAATTCTTCTAGCAATGTAGTTTGGAGAACTGGGGTTAAGGTTTAACCTAGTAAATCTCTCTACTACTGAAACAGCTTCGTCTCGGTCTGAAAGTCTTCTTAAGACCACATCGAACGTTCCATAAGGATCATAATCAGGAATTTCAGACTTTTTGATGTTCTCAATTGAAACTTTAAAATTCTTTTGAACCCACTCGCCGTGATCCATTCCAACAAACTTAAACAACTCTACAGCGCGACCTTTATCAAGACCGTCGAAAGTTGCAAAATCTGCACTGGTGTCTTGCGAGATGAAAAATCCAGTTTCAGCGTTTTGAAAGTTACCTTTTTGGTAGTGATGTCCAACAGAGCCGCTTTCAATAGCAAGAAGCATACCGTATGACTTATCTTTGGTATCAGCGGTAGATCCAAGTATCTCTTCAACGTGAGAATCATAAGTTTCACCCAGCCAATAAACCTCAAGGTTGTCGCCCTGAGTGACCGTTGAATTTGTCTTAACAGGGTTGGTGTTAAACACCTTTCTAACATATTTTTCAGAGGTGCTGTCGAAATTAAATAATTGATTCTTCTTGATGTTTCCGCTAGAATCTTTAATCAGCACTCTGTACTCTTTGCTTGCGCCACCGTAAACCATAACAGCTGAGCCAGAAACTAATTTTGAGCCAGCGGTGCTATTGCGCGTTCCACGAAGAACACCACTAACTTCAATGCTGTGTCCGTTGGTCAAATACCAGACGGCAGCTAAGGCGCCGGTGCAGGCAGTTGTGTGAGATGCAGACTGGAACATAAATAGTCCATAGGCACCATCATTAGAGGCAACGCTAGTGTTTGGTCCGTCACCAGTTGACCATCCAGCCATACCAGCCGCATCGCCGCCGGTCGTAGTTTGATCAGCGTGTTGTGCTCCAAGCAGACGAATCATGGTTACCGGTCCAACGCCGGCTCTCAGATATGCTCTTGCTGCATAAGCGGCATACATTGGTCCAGAAGCCAACCCAGGACGCCTCCAAGCGTCACCTGCCGTCAAGTTTGGTCCAGGGCTAGGTGTGCCAAAAATCTCAACAAAATCTCGAAACGATTCGACCCTTATTGGTCTCATAGCGGGACCACGCTTAGTTCTACCAATGATAACGGGACCGACATCCAAACCTGACCTTGGAAGGAAGGAATTATCGATTTCATTAAGAAATATCCCAGGCGATACAAATTTAAACCTTCTAATTGACATGCTTGTAATTCTCCTTAAAAACTTCTAGTTGCATATATTAAAAAATATACCTATTTTCGTATAGTAAATAGTTGCTCATTTAACCAAAAACCATTTACTCTTTATAAAAACGATCTTTGCGCGCAACTTTAATTGCGCCGATGACTTCATCGACCTCATCCATCAAAATAACCTTTTCTCTAGGCATACGAATTTGAACAAAATTTTCTCTTCTGACAATCTTTGGAGTTTCTTGATTTTTATCTGCTCCAATCAAGTGTCCTAAAACTCTTATATCTATAGTAGTCTCAAAAGATCTCTCATCCTCACCCATATCAGCGACCGCATTGTTTTGTCCAAAATCTTTGGGAAGAAACCCCTCATATCTATGGTTATCATAAGAAAGAGTGAAATTGTTGATTTGTCCGGTGTTAACAATAAACGGTGTTAAAATTTCATTTATCTGTTGATGATATTCTGCCTTAATTTTAACGCTATAAGTAACATTAATATAAACCGGGAGTGGTATTGTTATAGTTTCATAAACAACTTTTTTATTTTTTCTAGGAAAATGTAGTTGCCCATGACCAACAGTTGTCTCTCCAATCGGTCCTCGTTTTTTTGCAGAATCTGCAGCTGCATAGTTAGCTGTTTTTTCTTGTTGAATTCTTCTAGAGATTGTGATCTCTCCTCCGCGATATCTACGAGACGGATCAGCACCCCAAGAGAAAGGTATGTGCGAAGTAATTTTTCCTGGCATTGTTGAGTCTTTAACGATCGATGTTCTTTCTAAAGTAATCAAAGGAAGCTTTAATGTGCCATTCTTATCTCTCAGGCTTTTATCATTTTTAATTTGAAATGCTCTTTCTGCAGAAACCCAAATAATCGGCACTTTGTTCCAGCCTTTTTGAGTTGTTGAAAATATATTTAAACTTTCATCTATCCACTTATAAAACGCCCTATCCATAGTTTCAAGTGTAGATGGCATAATAAGCTCAGTGCGTGCGCGCTTAACTTGTCTATCGTAAATATTAGGATCTTTGGATTCAATTTGCCTAGGGTCGCGACCAAATCTAGTCGCGTCATTATCAAATGGATATCCGTCTTCATCTAAGCCGGCGGTGCCACCTAAAGTTGGAGATGTGCCTACGCTAGATAAGTTTTCGTATGGGTCGTCACTAGGTGGCATCAAATAATCCCTCTCTTGCTCTTATGCATTTAGCTGAAATTTCGTGTTTGTGGTCAATCTGCCCAAACATTTGCTTTGGCTCAGCCAAAGTAACTATCTCATAGTATATATCACCATATAATACAAAATCTCCTTCACGGACAAACAAGTCTTGATCTTCTGTCAATCTTCTTTTGTGAAAATGTATAACAATAGAGGCGTCCTTGTCTAATCCAATGTTTGGTGAAAACTTTGTTTGAATACCCTCATACTCAACTAGTGCATAAACTCTGACTGGTGGTAAAAAAGTTTTCTGTATAGCTTCGCCATACAATGAGTGGTAATTAGTGTATTCTGGGTCGATGGGGTAATACAATACCTGCTGCCCAATGACTCTTTCAATTAATTCATCATTGACTTGTTTTACAAGATTGCGTTCTTTCTCACCCAGAAACAATGGGGGAGGAGGCGCATCAGGTTGCTTCCATTTATTATCATCACCCATTTATTTATCCTACAAAAATTCCAAGCGGAACGTTAGCCATGATTTTATTTGTTGCTTCAACAAGTTCTTGATCTCCCTTAATGAGATCGTTATACTCCATCTCAGACAACATTGTTTTAAGCTCTTCTCGTAGTTTTTCTTGTTCAGAGGTTCCTTGAGTAATAAGGTCCGAACCATTTAAAGTAACTGATTCTCCAGGTATCGGAATACTTCCAAACTTGCTTCGAACTTGACCAAGTATTTCTTTTGTTAACGCAAGAGCAAATCTTCTAATCCACTGCTTTCCAATTGAATTAATATTTTTATATGGTATGTTAGCGAACGGCATGGTATTCATATTATTGATACCATCTACCCCATCTGTATAATCACTAGCATCTTCCCACACATCAACAGGTATTGTAAAATTGAACCAAAAATAATCTGGGGCGTGACTGCTGGGAATTGGGTGTATTCTTAATTTATTACCACCTTTTATTTCATATGAGTAATGGGATGTTCTTGTGTATATGCTGTCCTCATAAGCCATCGCCTGCATTTTATTTTGCCAAGTTGGTATTAATTCAAATGTTGCATCATCAGCAAATTGTCCATAAGTGGAATAATTTCCAACAACACCGATGCCGCCATAATAACCATAGAATCGCCACATTGCTCTTGGTGTCTTGTAATAAACCTTTCTAACAACAATTTTTTTAAGTAAAGAATTTCCAGCAGCAGAATCTGGATGTACTTTTAATTTACCTTTAAACGGTACCGGGTTGCCTGTGGCTACGTCTGAGTTGTTTGTAGCTGCATCTTCTACAATCTGTTGCAAATCGTAGTCTTGCTGGTTTTTGACTGATGCAAATGACGCTGAATATTCGGGTATTGATCCTCCGACGCTGGCTTCGGATCCAATAGCTTCAGTTACCCTTCTTGCGTATTGAAACTCAAACCTTGGATATTTTAAAGAAACATGCGTTCCAGTAAGCGCAGTTTTTAATGGACCGGCTTTTAAATTTCCGCCATGATCGAATGTGCCAGTGGTATTTCCAAGAGCATCTGATAAAACATTTTTTGCTTGATGCAAATTAACGAGATAAGAATACTCTAAAGTAGCTTCTTGGTAGGCTGCGTAAACATTTTCTGCTTTTAATTCGATATCTAAGACATCGCCGCCTAATTTTCTATAGGTATAGGCAACCTGCATTGAGGCGCCCTCAAGAAAATCAGAATCATCACCATAAACGTTAAAAGGTAAAGATGCTGAAACATCACCCGTCGCACCAGTTGCAGGTAGAATCACCTTGCTCATCTGGCTGACGGGTTGTAAAGTAGGTTGAGACATACATATGGTCCTCCGCTACTATAATTAGTTTGCTACATCAGTTGTAGAAGCTGTTTTTTGTTCTTGT